CAGCGGCTACAAGGTCCGGCGTGTGGGCCAGCGATCACACAAGGACCACCCGTGGGCCATCGTGAACGCGGACAGGCAGATCCTATCCGGGAACGGGAAGGGGACCGGTGCCCTCGAGATCAAGAGCCCCATGACCCGCACGTTCTCTGACCTCATCGCCTACGGCATGAAGGACGCCTACATCCTCCAGCTCCAGTGGGCGCTGTTCGTCACCGGGTACGACTGGGGCGAGTTCTGCGCTGTCAACCTAGAGCACGGCGCGGGCCCGATCGTTCACTTCCCCGTCGAACGCAACGACGATCTGATGAACGAGATGATGGTGCGCGGCGAGCAGTTCTGGTTTGCCCATGTCGATCCCCGCGTCCCGCCGACCCCCGATATGTGGCACACGGGCGAAGCGATGGAGGTCCCGGAGCATAGCGGCGATGCCGTCATGCTGGAGAACGCGGAAGCGGTACAGCTCGCCCAGGGCGTCATGGCCGCGTGGAAGGCCAAGAAGGAAGGCGAGGAGTGGTACAAGGAGGAGAAGAAGAAGGCCATCAAGCTGATGAAGGGGATCGAGGCCGTGAAGCTCCATGTCCCCGGCGTCGGCAAGATGAATCACATCTGGCAACCCGGCCGGACCACCTTCGACCACAAGAAGCTCAAGGTCTACGGTGCCATCGACCCCGACAAGCTGTACGCGCTGCTGTCCGTCGAGTGGGACATGGACGATGACACCCTACGCGACCTGTTCGCAGAGACAGGGCTCGACTTCGAGCAGTTTGAGAAGAAAGGCAACGCCTACCAGCAGTTCGTCCCGTACCCGGCGAAGCAAGCGAAGTGAGCAGACACGGCTTTATGAAGTTCACGCCGTTCGGCGCGGCTTGGGATCAAGGTTGGGCTCGACCCGCGCCGAAGTATGTGCAGGGCCGCGCCTACGCCTACGCGGACCTGTACGGCCACACGGTCTGCGGACCCGAACGGATAATGACCGAAGGCGACTACGCCTGGGAGCGGAAGGTGAAGCGCTCACACAAAGATGGCGGTCGCCTACTGTCGGTCGTTGACCAGGAGTCCGTGGACCGAGCTCAAGCCGAGTACGAACGGACCCGTAAGGAACGGGCTGACCGAGATAGGGCTTCACGTTTGGCTCGTGAACAGGAATACCTCGAGGCACAGAAGGCCACCGAAAAAGCACGACAACGCCGCCTGGCGCAAATGGAGATGGGCAAACAGCAAGCTCTGAGGGCGGCGGAGCTCCACCAGTTAGCCAACGAGATACGGTTGAGCGAAATCGACCACGACCCTGCCAAGTTCGAGCGTTGGTTGATACGCAAGGGCATCATCACCGAAGCTGAGTCCGTTACCGGCATAAAAGATGGAGTCGTTACCACAACAAAAGGAGCACCCGAATGAGTGAGAGTACCGCTGTAGCTGTGCGTGAGGAGAAGAAGCAGACCCTCACGGAGATCGTCAACGCCGGAGTGGGTATCGACTATCAGCCCGCCTACGTCGCTGCCATGCGAGCCCTGCTGCCCATTGAGTTCCAGGACGATCCGGTGAACGTGATCGCGCTTGGGATCCGGGGTAAGATGTCGGGGCTCAACCCGTTCACGCAGATCCATGCGTGGAAGGGCGACCGGGGCCAACTCACCTTCCAGATCGACTACAAGGGGTTCATCGACATCGCGGCCAGGGACCCGATGGTCGAGTCGCTCGAGTTCCAGCATGTGTACGAGGGCGAGGAGTTCCAGTGGACGAAAGAAGCGGACGGTAAGATCCTCGTCGAGCACAAGGGAGGACTCAAGCAGGGAGCTCTCCTGGGCGTCTACTGTGTGGCCCACATGACGGGCGACATGGCCGACCACATGGAAATGCGCTTGATGGAGGACTTCAAGCACCTGTTCAACAAGACCAACTGGCGGAACAACCCGTCCGAGATGCTCACAGCCCGCGTCATCAGCTCCACCGTTCGCGTGGTCTGCCCGGAAACCAGCCAGGGGCTCTATTCAGAGGCCGACTGGGACTCCGAGGGCATGGACCTGTCGGCCGGCGCTGCTCGTTCGGCACAGGTAGCCACCGCTGCGGCCCAGGAGGAGCTCGCCCAACGGCTCGCACCCGGCACGGTCATCGAGGTGGACGGTCCCGGCATGGACCCTACCCCGGCGCAGATAGCGAAGGCGGAGTCGGTTGCGAGCCCTATGGATGAGGACTCGGAGGTTCTCAAGGCGTTCGAGGAGAAGCGGTTTCACTGTCAGTATTGTGTCACCGACTACGACAACCAGCGGTCGCTCGCCGGCCACGGTCGGAAGCACCGGGCAGAGAAGGCGATGGAGAAGGAGCTCCCGGAGGGTTGTGCGGTCGTGCGCGATGAGCACCGATTCGTTGGGTACGACCCAGACGGTGTAATCGGCCACGAGGGGCCCACCTGGGTCGAGTGCTACAACGCGCTCGTGGAGGACTTCGGACCCGCGGAGCCCACCATTAAGCCGGAGAACCAACTTGAGGTGCCGGAGCACTACCTCGTGTTCGTGGACCGTGGCGGCCAGCACGTTGCGAAGGCCCCAGGCGAGATCGAGCTCGGCAGGTATCCGACGCACGACGATGCGGCCCTCGCTTGCATCAACGACCGGGACAGCAAGAGCCCCATCGTGGACATCACGATGGACATGGACGGGCAGATGCCCGTGGACCCTACTCCGAAGGAACCTGCGTCTACTGCGGACCCATCACCCTCCCCCACTTCTGCCGCCTCGACCTCGTTTGAGGTCCCGAAGCTGGCGGAGATATACCGGAGGGTAGCTGACTCCGGGCACAAGACCACCGAAGTCATCAACATACTCAATAGCGTCGAGTACGAGGACACCTTCGACAAGTACCGCAAGGACGGGGCGGCCCATGTCCAGCCGCTCGACCTGGACGAAGATGGTAGGCGAGAGCTCGTGGACGTTCTCTTACTCCGTGGACTGATCGCTGAATAGTGCCCCGCTTGGTCGCTGTATCGGCCGAGCTGCTTGATCCGGCCCATCCGTTGCACCCTGCGTCAACGGGTGAGGCCGCCTGCAAGGGGTTCGCATGGATTGACCTCATCGGAAGGGCGCGGCCCGTAGACGGCGCGTCACTCCACCGGGGCGAGCTCCGTGCGTCCGTTCGTTTCCTCTCATCCCGTTGGAACTGGAGCGGGAAAAAGGTCTACGGGTTCCTGTCACGGCTCGAGGCCGAGAATCGTATCACCTGGACGCGACCACCGGCAGGGAAACGCGAACCGGGAGTCATTACTATCTGTAACTACGACACTTATCAACCCTCAATGCTAACGGGAGGAAACGTGAACGAGCCCGTTCAGGGGGGGGAACGCGAAACTTCTTTCCCTGCAAGGACTTCCCCCGCTACAGTGAACGGGCAGGAAACAAAGGTAGTTACTACTCTTACAGTTACAGGTACTCAAGAAGAAACTACCGTTCCTTCTCTCGTACCTTCCACAGTAAGAGTAGGCGAAACAGGGGAACAGATTTCCTTTGTTGAGCCGGTCGAACGGAGTTACACACCGAACGACATCGCGTCCATGATGATCTTCCGGTGGATCGCTGTCGTGTGTCCCGCCAAGCCACCGCAGGTCCAGATCAAGAAGCAGTTTCGGATCGCCGTGCTCCTGGCAAACGAGTACGAGCCACTCGAGATCGTGCGGGCATGGGACGGGATGAGTCACACCTATCCGTACAGCAAGGGCGAGGTGTGGGACATGTTCGACCTTCGTAAGCACTTCGGAAAAGCATACCAGAACGCGAGCACCGAGCTCAATGAGGACGTTCGGTGGGAAGCGTTCTTCGACAAGGAGGACCAGTGAAGCACGCCGCTACCGTGGTGGTCATCGTCCTGGTGCTCATGTTCCTACTCTACACGGTCCCCAGGTGGATATGGGGGTGGGGCCTCGACATGGTGCCGCTCTGATGCTCTCCAAAGAGGCGTTCAAGGACGGGATGCAGCGTATCGAGCTCCGCTTCGACAAGAAGCTCAAGGGCGGCGGCCTGGACGAGTATTACGCCTTCCTCAAGCTCAAGCTGACGGACACGCAGTTCATCTCCGCCAGCAAGACCCTGTTCGCTGAATCAACACGTTATCCCCGACCTGTGGATTTCATCGAGGCGGCACCACCAGCCGACCCGGTACACCGCATGGAGCAGGTCCAGAGCCCTTACGAGCCGGTCAAGATATACGTCAAGGAGGGGTCCGCGGCGCACGCCAAGTACCGACGCACCTGGAACGACCGGGCCCGTGACGGTGTGGAGGTGCCGCTGGTGAGCCGCGACGGATACCCCGCACCCGTGGTGGTCGTGCTCGAGCCGAACGAATGGGAGGCCGTAATGAGCCAGCAGAAGATGGGTCTGATATGAAGCAGGTACACTTTGATGGGGACACCTATCAACCGTCACTCGACTTCACCCGACTCACAGGCCAACTAGGGCGCGTGTTTGACGCCATGAAGGACGGCGAGTGGCGCACCTTGCGGGCTATTTCGTACATCACGGGCGACCCGGAGGCCAGCGTGTCGGCTCGGCTTCGGGATCTTCGTAAGCAGAAGTTCGGCGGGTTCGTCATGGAGGCGGCCCGCGCCAAGCACGGTCAGTGGTGCTATCGGGTGAAAGTATGAGCGAAAAGGAGCTCGAGAGGTCGATCGTCAAGTTCTGCAAGATGTACTCGTGTGAGGTGGACGAGTTCTCACAGCGTCGAGCTGGTCGCTGTCATTCGTGCGGCCGGCGCATCTATGCGGGAACCCAACAGACGAAAGGGATCCCGGATCTGCGTGTCACCTGGAACGACACCGTGGTGTGGCTCGAGGTTAAGTGGGAGAAGAACGGGCCGAGTAAGGATCAGTGGGCTTGGATGAACCGTGAGATCCGTGGCGGCAGATATGCGTGTCCCGTCTGGTCAATCGACGATGTGATCTTCGCCCTGGCCCGTGCCGGCGTCCCGATGCACAAGGCAGGTCCGGTCAAGGTGAGCCCTGCGTGTGAGGGGTACGTCGATAAGTGGAAGCTGCCGCTCGGTGGGGACTCTCCGGCCGACGACCTGGCCGGAGAGTTGGGGATCGGCTAGGGCAGGACGTAGGTAAAGCCCTCCTCGCCCTTACGGGCTTGCGCGAGTTCGCGCTTGACGCCGCGCCGCACGAGTTCGCTTGCGCTCACCCGCCGCTCCTCCTCGACACCTCGAAGTCGTGCGAGTCGTGTCAGCTCCTCCCATACGCCGGGTTCGAGCAACACGCTCGTCCTCACCAGTCTACTCACCGTGCCTCTCATTCCACGCCCAGTCAGCGTAGTCGTTGTCCGCCTGGAGCACCTCAGCCACACTCTCGCCCGTTTCCGCGCCCCACTGTGATCGGTCTGCCAGTCTGCAGCCGTTCATCCCGTAGTCACGGCCGCAATCGCATGGGTTCGTGAACCCGGCGCACAGAACGTACTGGCCGCACGCACACTTGATCTGATACCGCTCGACCAGGCGACCGTCCTCACGGTGGTAGCCCACCTTGAGGCGCATCCCGTTCGGCCAGGTGTCCCGTTGCTCGATCACGAAGTACCGTTCCAGGCTATTGTCGAACACGAGAACGTAGCCCCACCGCATCGCAGCGAAGGCCGCCTCGTCATCGTCCTCGAAGTGGCCGCACTCGTCCAGCTTTTGGATATGCCCGCGAAAGTATCCATCGTCCTCGTGCTCTCCGACGTTGAATACGTCGAACCCTCGGCAGCCGGGTGTCCGGCAGCGGCACATTTGCAGCGTGTTGTCGGCGTTCCAGAGTAGCATTGTACCTCCCGGTCTGATTAGCTGAGTCGGGCATCACCCTGCAGCAGCAGGGCGTTACCGACGATGTTGCGCCGCGCCAGTACAGACGCCGCGGGGTTGTGAGGGAGCTGCAGGTGCTCCATGCGCCCTTCCTCGTTCACGATAAGCTGGTCCCCGTTGGGTAGGTGGACAACCTCGATGTAGCCACCCACGAAGTCCTGGCACTCCTCCAGTGTGGGGGCTTGGTTGCGCCCCTGTCGGATCGAGAGCCGCGTTGCCGGTGGCAGTTCCCCGTTCTGCTTCCTCATGGGTTCACACTCCTTGCGTGTTCCTGCGCTCGTTCGAGCGTGGGCCAGTCCTCGGTCCACTTGTCGTGGCCTTCGTCGTTGGTGTAGTAGACGCCCCAAGCGTCAGGTGTCTCGCTCGGCCAGCTCTGCCCGTCGTCCAGGCGGAAGGATTCGGTGTACTGCTCCTCGGCCGGCAGGTCGTCGTGATACCAGACGGCGCGGATGTAGTACCGATTCTTCTGTGGTTTCATATCTCACCCTCGACTCGGAGCCATGCCAGCGACTCGGTGCGTACCTTGAGCGGTGCCACCAGCTCTATCGCTTCCTCGATCATCTCAGCCAGTTGGGTTGCCTCGAACAGTCCATCCTCGGCTGCTGCCTCGTGCAGCTCGTCGATGAGCGTGTCCGGGTTCTCGCTGTTCGCTACCGCTCGCCATTGATCGGCGCGTACCTGTGCGAACGTGATAACCGTCCGCAGGGCTTCCTCGTGCGTCATGCTGCCTCCTCTCCGCAGGATTCACAGAACCGGGCGGCTTTCCGCATCCCGTTGCCACACGCAGCGCACGAACGGGTCGCCCTGGCCTTCGCGTTCTCCTTCTCCACCAGCTTGTCAGCCCACCGTTGCGCGGATCTCGTGTTGCTCTTTTCCGCTCGCCGGTTGTATGCGCTTTGTCGAGCGATGAAACTGCGGTCATTAGCCATTATTGCACCTCGCCCCGATGTCAGCTTGTGCATAGAGCTGGTTATCCGTCTGCGGATCCGTCACCACGAGCTGCGCCTCGGTCCAGTCCTCAAAGCAATCGCGGCACCCGTAGCAGGTCTGGTTGCCCTCTGCGTCTTGATAGGGTTCCGTGTCGTCGTAGCAGTTTTCGTAGTTGTCGAGCCATTCGATGTGGAACCGTTCCACCTCGGGCTCCGCGGTTTTCTGGAACGCAACCTGCTGCCGCGTATACATATACTCTTGATACCAGATGTTTTCACTTCCGCAGTTGGGGCACGACACCGTTAGGTCGTGCCCCGCGTCTGTGGTGGTCATCCTCGCACCGCACCGATCAGCTCGCGGATCATGGGCCCGTCCGTGTAGACGAACCGATAGACCCGCGTGTCCTCGCCCAGTACCAGGACGCCGCAGATTGCGCGTCCGTGGTTGAACTCGAAGTCCACGGTAACCTCGCTCTCGTGGTGTTCGTTCATGCCGTAGAGCGTGCCCCGGTTGGTGTATTCGTAGCTAGTCACCGCGTCCAGCTCGCGCATCTTCAACGCGGCCTCAAGCTCGTCCATTATCCTGCGTTGCATCGACTCCATCATACCTCCCGGTCACAGGTACAGAAAAAACGCGATGATGAGCAGTACCACGATTGCGGCGTATATCATCGCGCAGCCAAGGGCGCGTGTGCTGTCCTCGGCTTCTTGTCTGGGTGTCTTGCCGTTGGTGTCAGGCTGCAGCGTGCCACCGCAGCGGGGGCAGGACCCTCGCACCGTCTGGTGCGAGAGCCATACCCGGCCGCAACGTGTGCAGCGGTGATCGGCGAACTGCATCAGAGGCCCCACGGTGCCGCTTGGTAGCGGCTCCCTCGTTCGCTGGCGTTGGGCCAGTAAAGAGCCTCAAACGCTTTGACGGCGGCGTGATCCTTCACCCGCCGCAGGATACGGTGGGCGGGTGAGTCCTCCCACCCGGCAAACTCACACGACTGGTAGTCGATACAGCCGCAGAGCTTGAAAATGTTGATGTGCTTCTGCGGTGCGGTCCACTCTGTGAGGCGTTCGGGCTTGATCTTGTCCAGCCGTAGCCGGGACGCCTGGACGCATAGTGCGGTGTAGTCCAGGTTATCAAGCGCGGCACTCGTCCAGGCCGCCGCGCCCTCGCCGGCCGTGTCGGGATAGCGAACGGCCAAGCTGTGTATGTTGGCGGCAGCAAGTAGCGTGCAGATTGCTTGCCGCCCTTCCTCGGTCGTTGCATCGATCGGGTCCCCGGTGGGCCAGCTTCCCGGCTCCCGGTGGTGGTAAATCTTCAACCGCTCGTCTGCGGCATACCTCGCCACGGCACCTATGGTGCCGGGTGTGACCAGAAATGCACTCATTCGGCACGCTCCAGGGTGAATCGTTCGGCGGCTCCCCCGCCGAAGGTCATACGGTCGCCGCGGTACATGGTCAGGATGTCGCGTACCTCGGTCGAGCTTAGGTCGTTGGCTTCCATGAAGTCGAAAACGTCTACCGGCTCACCGTCGAGCGTCCATACCTTGGGAGCTGCGCGATTAGTAGGCATCGCCCCACCTCGTCCACTGGTCCTCGTCGGCTTGATCCATCATCCGGCGCAACGCTCGCCGGCCTTCGTTGGCTGCTTCCCGGCTAATCCACCGGGATACGGTGCCCGTGCGATAGTTCCACGCCGAAGCCTCGACGCCGCACATAGTACAGGTGGGGGTGCCTAGTGGGTCAGTGACCTTGCTCCCGCACTCGGGGCAGTTAGGGTAGGTCGTTGCGCTCATCATGCCTCCCGGCTTGGGTGGTAGGTGGGTTGGGCCCGGATCCGGCCGCCGATAGGTTGCGCCCCTTTTTGGTAGGTGGCGGCCGTCCGGCATAGTGGGGTGATCCGGGCCCGTGGGGTTGGTCATGAGATTTCGGTGTCATACCCGCCGCACTTGGGGCAACGCTCGCCGCTGAGCCGCAACCGCTTGGCGGACCTCGTGAACGTCTGGCCGCACTCGTTACACTCCAGGTGCGCGATCTGACGCCGGACGATACGCGGGGCCAGCTTCACCTCGTCCAGCGCAGCGGGCTCGGCCTCGTCTGCCAGCGGTGGGCCGTAGTAGTCCCGTCCGACCGATCGGTCCCGGGGGTGGTCCTGCGGTACTCCCTGCCAGCGGTACATGATGCCTCCCGGTCTTGAGTGGTGGTGTGTACCTACTAGTATATGCCTGCGGCATATCTTGTCAAGTCTGAGGGGGTAGGGGGCGCGTAGTGTCGTTCCGTTGCCTGTCGTTAGTGGATGCCTGGCCTTGCCTTTCGCGTCTCGCCTTGCCCTCGTATATCAACGGTATGGGTGATCGGTCCAACCTCACGAGCGGCGAAGAAGCTTTCGCGCTGGCTTACGTTGCTGGCCCCGATGGGACGCAAGGGAACGGCACGCTCTCATACCTCCACGCCTTCCCCCGTTGCAGCTCTAAAGTCACCGCCGGTGCGTCCGCTTGCCGGCTGTTAAAGCGGGAGCGGGTTCAGGCGCGTCTGGCGGAGCTGCGGGCGGAGGCCGCGCAGGGTGTACGGGACAAGCTGCGGTCGTGGTGGGAGCTGGCCCCAGAAGCGCAGGCAACCCTCGAGCGGGCAGCGGCTGGCACGTTGCCGGGCAAGTGGTCTGACGAACGGATCCGGTCAGCGGTGAAGGCTGCACAGTACATCGTTGACAGGTGTGAAGGCCGCCCGGAGCTCCGCGGTAGTGTGCAGCATACCGGCGGGTTCAGTGTGCTAGTAGCTGGGCCTCGTGAGCTGCGGGGACTGATCGGCGGCCAGGTCAACGGGGAGCTGACCACGACTCCAGGGCGACAGCTAACCGCCGGCTCGCCTGGAGAGCTGCAGCCATGAGCCGCGACGGTGCTCTCTCTCTCGGCTCTCTCTCTCGCCGCAGCAGCAGCCACCACGCCGCCCGCAGCAGCAGCCACCGCGTCCGAGGCAGGCCCGGATCGCGCGCCGCGGGGGGGCCCCTACTATGGGACCCTCGTGCTATTTTTTTTCAATTCTTCTTAGCCGTTCGGGTTTTGGTATTCGTAGCTGGATTCATCTGGTACTGGATCTAAGGAGCGCCCAATGGACATGGAGTACGCGGTAGCGGAGCTAGACAGGCGGTTAAGTTCGTTGGAGGACGTCCTTCGTTCGATAACGGGCAAGTCGTTCGGAGTGCCGATACTGGAGCAGGAGGACCCGGACGTCGCCGCGCTGGAACAGAAGCTCACATCCACAGAGGGCGCACTTGATGCGTATGCCCGCGAGGTCGAGCACCTACAGGACGCGGTGGCGCAGACGGTCGGCCCGAGGACACGCGAGGGAAACGCGAAAGAGCTTACGTTGCCGGTAGTTAAGGTAGCCGCGGGTCCGTCAGGGGGCGAGGAGCGGTACAAGTGGGTAGCTGGCGAGGTCAAGATCCCGTTGCCGTGTTGCGGCGAGCTCGGTCAACGTAGGCGGGTCATGGCGGAAGCGATTGCTGTGGCGTTGCGCGACCTACACACGCAGCTAACGGAGGAGTACCGTCGTTTAACGGGAGGTGATCGTGTCTGAACGGGATATAGACCGGCGGTTACGGCCGATCCGTGAGAAGGGGCACGACGGTGCCATCTCGTTCACGCCCGTTGGCGACACCATCCGTACCAACTTCATCGACTTCTCCAGGCCCGTTAAGTTCGCATCTGACTGTCCGGCGTGCGAGGAGTGTGGCGAGCCGTGGTGCGTGGAATGCAACGACCACTACGCGGACTGTGACTGTCCAGGTCCGCATTCAGAGGAGGAATAATGCCCCAGGAGAAAAAGTCGTTCGCCAGGAAGAAGAAGCAGGGCAAGAAGAAGATGGTCAAGCGAACGAAGAAACGGTCACGGGCGGCCGATTACGCCGAAGGTAAGGCAGAAACAAAGGCCATCCGTAAGACGAAGCTCGACGACGCCATCAAGTCGATCAAAAACTGGAAAAAGGGCGTCCGGCGGAACGAGATGCCTGGGTCCGGCCACAACCCACGAGTGGGTCCGAGCGGTAGTAAGCCGGTCTACCCGCCACCGAAACCCACCAAATGACGACTATCACGCTGACGGCCGAACGGGTCGAGCTCGCCATGAACGTGCTGGACCCGACGACCAAAGAGATCCGCATGGGGCCGCGCCAGGCCCGTGAGCTGCTCGCGTGGACCGGCCGGCGCTACTACACACACGCGGACACGCTCCGCGGCGTGATCTTCACCATGTTCGGGATTCCGGTGGTCGTGGACCCCGACCTGGATGGTATCGCGTTCGGTGAGATCGAGGTGCCACTTGGCTAAGATGGAGCCGGTAGTCGTCTTACAGAAACCGGACGGCTCGGAGCGCCAGGTCATCTACGCACTCCAACCGAAGCAGATGGAGGCGTTCAACCACACACCGCTGGCGAAGGAAGCGGACGAACCGTACTCCAGGCATATCGGGTACGGTGGAGCTGCCGGTGGTGGCAAGTCACATCTCGCTCGAGCTGTCGGCACCGCGGCGTGCATGAGGTGGCCCGGTTGTACCGGGATCATCTTCCGGTCAACGAAAGCCGAGGTGAAGGCGAACCATCTGGTCAAGTTCAAGTTCGAGGTGCCGGATCGCTGGCCGAGTCGTAAAGGCGGCGACCAGGTGTACTCCTACAACGGCGAGGATATGTGCGCCGAGTTCTTCAACAAGAGCCGGCTGTACTTCGGGTTCCTCAAGGACCAGGACGACCTCAGACGCTACCAGGGCATCGAGTTCGACTTCATGATCTTCGAGGAGGCGACCCACTATACCTGGGACCTCGTGCGCTGGCTGACAGGTAACCGGCTGCGTGCCACCGTACCTGGTGCCCGTCCGTTCGTCCTCTATCCGTCCAACCCAGGCAACGTGGGCCACCATTGGTACAAGCGGCTATTCATCGTCCGGCGCTACTACTCGAAGTACCGTGAAAGCCCGGAGATGTACGCCTTCGTGCAGGCCAAGGTGCCGGACAACTATGTCTTGATGGAACGGGATCCGGGCTACGTTGACGAGCTCTCGACCCTGCCGGAACCGTACCGGAGCTGGCTGCGTGACGGTGACTGGAACGCAGGGCTCGGCCTGGCGCTGACCATGATGGACCCCGACATCCACCTCATCAAGCCGTTCCCGATACCGGAACATTGGAAGGTCTACGGCTCTTTCGACTGGGGCTACGCACACCCGTACAGCTTCGGGATCTACGCTGTGAACGAGGACGGCCGACACTTCAAGGTCGATACCGTCACCTACCGGCACCAGCGACCGCCCGAAATCGCACAGATGGTCAAAGCCCGGTGTGAGCTCCACGACATCGACTGGCGGCGAATGCGTCATGTCTATGCCGGTCACGATTGCTGGCATGACCACAAGGCGCGGCAGGAGAACGTACCGACTCTGGCCGAGGAGTTCCTGCGCGAAGGGTTCACCTTCATCCAGGCGAACATCAGCCGGGTAGCCGGCCTCAACAACCTGCGTCGGTTCCTGTCGTTCGATAACGAGGACGAAGCGCCCTGGCTCGTCATGTTCGACAACGAAGGCAACCAGAAGTGCTTTGAGCAGCTCGAGGGTATGCCGTCTGACCCGGATAACCCCGAGGACGCCTTGAAGCAGAACGCGGACGAGTTCGGTAATGGCGGTGACGACCACTACGACGAGACACGGTACGCGGTGGCCTCCAGGCAGATCCCGAGCGGTAACCGCGAGATGGAGCAGGAGACAGGTGCCTGGTCGAAAGAGGCACTCGAGACAGAGTACGAGAACAGCCGTAAGAGCCGGATGCCCAAGAACATGACGAAAAACGTCCTTCACCCCGAGTTCGGAGCTCAACTATGAACCGCGAGCAGCGGCGCAGGAACGGCGTCAAGCCCGAAGGGATCCGGCCGAACGAGCCATTGTCCGAGTACATCAAACACCCAGACCTCATCGTGCGGCGTAAAGAGCTCGTGGGTGTGTTCGATAAGCTGATCCGGCTGCACGAGTACCGGCAGAAACGCGGACGGTGGTACAACCGACTACGGAGGTGGCTGGATGACGGTGATGACCGGGGTGTTCACTATGTTGATGGCAGCGGCGATAGGCCTGGCGGTGGGGTGGTTCCTGGGAAACATGCACGGGCGGATGCAGGGGGCGAAGGAGCTGCTCCAGACGTACAAGCATCTACTCGAGTACGGCCGACCCTCGAAGCCGATAGCGACAGTGAAAGACGCTCCAGCCACCGTTGAAGGAATGGCGGAGGTCCGCATAGGTGAAACGGCGCGGGTCAACCTGACCGACCACCTGGCGCAAGGGGCCGGCGTAAGCCCCGAACGAGCCCGTGTGGAAGCGGACAAACTGATCGCTCAATACGAGTCGGGTGGGCAGATCCAGAGCACATAATCGTCTATGTATATCGCCGCTAGGGACTTGTGCAGACAGTCGTAGGATTGTAAGGGACCATAGTGCCATTATCTAGATTCAGATTCAGATTGAAAGGACCGGCATCATGAGTGATTCTGGCCGCACCTGGCTCAATCTCCTGCTCACGACATCTGCTGCTGCCATCGAGCACAAGCTGTATAACACCGCTGGCGAGGACACCGGGAAACTCGTTTCTCGCATCCATATCGGGCACCTCACCGACGTCTGCATCCACTTCTACGATACGTCCAGCGACACGATCAAGGTGTGGGGCACGAACGAGAGCAAGCCCGCCGACATCAGCAACGCGATCCAGCTCGGTGACGACATCGTGGCTGACGGGATCGTGGTGGTCGAGAACGGCCCACTGTTCATCTTCATCGAGTTCGACACTGACGGTGGCGGCGACCCATACGCAATCGTCACAGGCAGACATAGGGTCTAAACCATGACGCTGATGAGCGCACCCCGGCTTGAGGCACCGATTGTGACTGAGGAGAGCGCGATACTGTCTGCGTCGGGATTCGTTGACCGTGATGCCGTGGGTGGTGGTGGCGGTGCTCTGGTTGTCGAGGACTATTTCGTTGAAGTTGGAGCTACCGTCTTAAGTAGCCACACGCCGGATCTCGGTGGACCCTGGACCCTCAACACTGACACGGACTGGACCAGCCCAGCGACAACCCTACAAGTAGAAGCCGGACTGGGGACCGTAGCAGTGGTTGGCGGCGGTAGCGTGAAATCCTCGTACTACCTGCCCGAGAGCGGGTCGGCCGACCTCGACATCATCCTCGACATCAAGTTCGCAAACGACACGTCCTCACAATGCTACCTTTTCTTCCGGTCCATTTTGGCGCAAATCGAGGGCTATGGATTCGGCTGGAGCAACGGGGACTTCTTCCTGCGTCGGTGGGATGCGGGCTCCGGTAACACCTTATATACATCGGTTGCGACCTACGAGCTCCCGAACACCTACCGATTCCGTTGTCAGATCATCGGTGATGCTATCAAGGTGTGGGAGGTGGACGTTGAGGACACCGACACCCCGACCTACGAAGGCACGGACGCCACCTACGAAGATCCCGGCTACGTTCATCTTTACCAGAACCGAGTCGGCGCACACAACAAGGCGTCTTACTTGTCGATCACGGAGCTATAGGCATGGCGAAAGAGCCACATATCATCAAGGAAATGCCGCCGTTCCGCGCCGATCCGTTCGGTGAAGGCGAGCGTGACGTACTCGACGGGAAACGGCTTGGCTTCCTGCACGGTCTATGGAGCTCACAGACCTGGGCGCTCCAGTACCGGGACCGGCAGGTAGAGGAAAACATCCGCATGTTGGCAGGCCAACAGTGGATGATCTTCTCCGATCTGTTGCAGAAATGGGTCGATGTGGCGCGGTTCTTGACCCAGGATGAGCGTCGGTGGCGACAGCGCCCCGTCGTTAACCGGCTACTCTACTGGTACATGCTCACGCACGCCCGTATGACAGAGAATCCGCCCGTGGTGACGTTCCAGCCATCCACAGGCGACCGTATGGACGCGCAGCTCGCAGAGGTCATGGACACCGTGTTCAAGACCGTCTGGAGCGAGGTAGGCATGGTCGAGGTCGTAGACCTGCTCATGTCGAACCTGATACCTGGCGGCGCGTCCTACCTGCGGTCAACGATCAATCCAGATGCAGGACCCGTCCGCGAATATAGGGGCTCGCTCGACCACGAAGGGCAAACTTACCAAGACGTACCGTTCAGTGAGTCCGGCGAGCCCCAGGCAACATTTGACGGTGGACAGATGAACCCCACCGGGGAAGCCCACAGGTACAATGAGGGGCAGATCCAAGTCACGGTTCATAACCCGCTGGAGGTGCGCGGTGAGTGGAACAACAAGCCATTCCACGAGAAGCGGTGGCACATGCTTCGGACCTACCTCACAGTCGAGCAGGTCTACGACAGGTGGGGCATTGAAGTGGAGCCGGACACCAGTGGCGAAGAAGCAGACGGGGCCGGCGAGCTACAGCGCATCATGTTCGGGGCCGGGTACTTCGGAGCTGCCGGTAACAAGCCGGGTGTGGGTGGCTATGACCACGGTTACTCCCGCGAGCTAGTACGGATAGACGAGTTCTGGCACGCACCCTCGAGGCTGCTGGACGGCGCGATGATGGCCGGCGACGGTAAGCCGGGTGGCCGGCTGCTCGTGGCCTCGAAGGAGCATGTGCTCTACGACGGTCCACGACCCGCAGCGTTCAAAGGCGCGAGCCCGATCCACCGTTTCGACTTCGTGAACATCCCCGGCAGACCGCACGGCACCTCACCACAGGAAATGCTCAACCCGATCCAGCGGACGTACAACCGTGGGATCGCACAGATCCTCGAGCACCGGAACCTGGTGACGAACCCCGCGATGGTGATTGACGAACAGTCGGGGCTCGAGGAGGAGCAGATCACCAACAAGCCGGGTCTGATTCTCAAAGTGAACCGCCGGCCAGGTATCCCCGCAATCGAGTACGCCGAACCGCCACAGCTCTCCGCCGATGTGTGGCGGGTACAGGAGATGCTCCAGGACGAGATGGACTTCCTGGGCAACCTGGAGGGCTCGGAGGGCACGCCACCGACCCGTGACGCTTCCGGCGAGCTCGTGAAGGAGCTCCGCTTCAACACCGACCGATTCCTTGGGCCGACTCTCCGCAGGGCGGCTATCACGATGGGTCGTGTGGTGGAGGACTGGATCCAGCTCATCCCGGCTATATGGGACGAGGAGAAGATCATCTCCTACGCTGGCGAGGACAGCGTGCAGCGCACCGTGACCGTCATGCCCGAGATGTTCAAGGACGGCCATGTGAACGTCACGGTAGACGTAGAATCCATGCTGCCGGAAGGACGAGGCGAACGACAGAACAGGATCTACCGGATGTACGCGGACGGGCTCCTGGGGATGCCGGGGACACCGGAAGCCAGGAAGTCGTATTTCGACCTGTCACGATTCCCGCACATGGCACGGGCTACGCGACCGGGCGGCGTTCACAGGAGCACGGCCGAGCAGGAGAACGGGAAGCTCGTACAGGGTGTGCCGTCCGAGCAGATCCCGATTCTCGAATGGTACGACAACATGGTGCATATCTGGATCCACGAGGAGTTCATGGCCTCGCCGGAGTACCTGCGCCTACCGCCAGAAGTGATGGCGGAGTTCCACGAGCATTGGGTCAAGCACAAGATCGTGGAGCGCGAGGAGCTCATGGCCGAGATGCAGATGGCCGCGATGATGGCCCCGCCAGAGGAGGGCGGAGCAAGCGAGAACGGTGGCGGGCCGAAGGGTCCGACGCCCGAAGGAGGAGCAAGCCCCATAGGACCAGGATCACAGCAAATGCCACAGGGCCCGCCAACGGGCAGGCATTTGCCAGAGTTCGCAAGGTAAGGAGCGCCCACAATGGCCGATGGACAGGAAACCGAGATCGTGCAGACCGAACCAGGCACTTTGAAGGACGTACTGGATGCGTTGAAGCCCCAAGTCGGCGTGGAGCCGGTGAGTGAAGCGGAAGGGGAACCCGATGCCCCGGAAACGCCAGAAGCGGAGCAGATGGCTCCCGCCGACGAAGGGGCGGTAGAGGAGGCCGAAGATGAAGCGGCGGTGTCCGACGAAGATGAGGAGAGCGAAGAAGCAGATGAAGAAGTTGAACAGGAGGAACCCGAGGAGGTTGAGGAAGCAGAAGAAGCAGTAACAATCACAGTTGGCGAGCTCGAGCTCGAAGTGGACGAGGCCGCAGCCGAAGCGATCGCAGAGCTGCAACAGGAGGCGGATCGCGCCCAGGAGTACGCGGCCCAGGCAGAGTCCGTAGAGCAGCGTGCTCGCCAGAACAAGATCGACCAGGACCAGCTCGCCATCATGGAGGACGAGCTCCGTGCGGACCCGGTAGGGTTCCTGGCCGAGAAGATCGGACCCGAGCTCCGCGCCGCCGTTGCCGAGGACTTGCTCCTGGACGATGCGGTGTGGGAGAAGCTGGCCGACAAAGTGGACGAGTGGCGGATGGACGACGGGCCGAGGCGCATAGCCGCCGAAAGCCGGCGTGCCAACCGCGCCGAGTTCCGCAACCAGATCGAGGATCGCAAGACCCAGGTTCGCGTGGGCAGGGAAAACGCATGGGAGATCCGCGACAAAATCACAGAGATGGGGCAATCACTACCCGAACGCAGACGCCTTGTGTGGGAACGGGCCGCGCTTTCGCGGCTCACGGACCACGTTCAGAAGGCCGAGCGAGCGGGGAAACCGATAAAAAGGATCGACCCAGAGGACATCAACCGCGTTCTGGCCGACGAGATCGACGCCTTTGGGATCAACGCCGGGGAAGCCCCGGTGGAACCAGACGGGGAGAAGAAGCCCGTCAAAGACGCAGGCGAGAAGTTTAGGGCCAAGACTCGCAAGCGTAAGCAGGTCACTTCGACGGCACCAACGGGTGCCGGGGCAGGTCCGGCGCGACGGGCAGAGTTCAAGGAGATGAGCTTGGGCGATGCCTTGTCTACCCTATCGCGGCAGGCAGGCCGGTAGGCGTTCACAACCTATAGGAGAAAGAGATGCACAGGAGACTCTTTGGAATCCTACTGGCTTTCGCGGCCGTGCTCGCAACGCACGCGCTCGCGGCTGCGCTGGTAGGACCAGGCGTCGCCCTTGCGATGGCGGAAGTCGGCACCACAGCCGGTGTCGATTACAACGTCAACGAGGCGATGAAAATCATCTTCGAGGAACCCCTCACGAATAGCATCGTCGAGGACTCGGAGCTGCTCGATTGCTTTGAGCAGGACATGAACGTGTCCGTGAGCGAAACTACGGGCGGCAGGTACATCGAGCTGGCGCACTATTTCAGTCTGCCGGCCGGTGTGGGTGCTCGTAAGCTCGAGGGCGACTACATCCCCGTTCCGAACGGCCCGGTCATCAAGAACAGTCAGATTTGGCTCAAGAAGATCGAGGGTGTGGTTCAGATGTCAGGCGATGTGATGAGGCGCGTGAAGCGCGGTGAAGGCGCTTTCGTGACCTGGGCCCAACGTCACTTGCCGGACCTCAAGACCCGCATTGACCATGAGATCGACCGAATGCTGCTCGGCTATGGGGCAGGCGTGCGAGCTCGTGTGGATGACGCGGATCCCGACGCGGGTGCCAAGGTCTATCTCGACATCGACGCCTGCATGGGTGTCGCAGGGCTCGAGGATTCCTGGCTGCAGTTCATGGAAGGCGAGAGCGTTGTGTTCGCGGCTGCGGCTGCTGGCACGACCCCTCGCACCGTGACCGGCTCCAGGATCATCGAGGATGTTGACCCAGACACCAACCGCATCACGCTGGATGCTGTGGTGGGCACCGACGTCGCTGACGACGACTTCATCTTCGGCGGTGACGCTGCGGGTGCTTCGTACCAGGCGGCCGGTGTGGACAGGGAGATCATGGGCCTCCTGGGTATGATCGACAACGGTGACGTTCTCGCGTCATTCCAGGGACTCGCACGAGCGGACTATCGGCCCTGGCGTTCCCAGGTGTTCGACGGTTCCGCAGCTCCGTACAACGGCCAGGTGACGGAGGATCTTCTCACTTTCGCGGATGACCAGACGTTCGTGAGGGCGAAGGGCGAGATCGACAAGATCCTCATGTCGCGGAGCGGCGCGAGGAACTTCTGGCGGAACCTCAAGGACGACAAGCGGCTCAACGACCCACGCTCGTTCACGGGTGGGAAGTCCGAGCTGTCGATGATCTTCGGTGACAGGAGCGTCACGTTGAAGGTCATTCGCAAGATGCCGTCCTCTCTGATCTTCGGTATCCAGAGCGATACCTGTAAGCATTGGAGGAACACGGGTTGGGAGTGGGACGACCTCACGGGTTCGATCTGGAACCGCGTGACGGACGGGACGGGCCGCAAGGACTCGTTCTACGCTGTGGGGCACATGGTCATGCAGACCGGAAACATCGCGCCGCACAAGAACTTCAAGATCACCGGCATCGTGGACGACGCTGGGGTCTGATAACCGGAGTGGGGCGGGAGTAGCGGTCCACGGGTCAGTGGGTGCTCGCCGCGAAACCGTCCCCACTTCCACAAAGGAGGCAAAGTGTCGCCCGTAGTTGACAGGAGCATCGGCCCTGCCTCGGGGGTCGCACGGGAAGTCGTCTTGATGGTTGGTGACGACCTACCGATCTCCCAAACGGGGACGGTATACGACTCGACGGTGCCCGGATTCGGGTTCTATGTCGAGCGTATCGAGTGCATCATCGAAACGATCACCGCTGCGCTGACGTTCCAGGTTCTCGTCGGAGCCACCGTGCTTTGCGCGGCCACGGCACCGACAGCCGAAACGCTGGCGGAAGTGACGATCACCGGCTCGCGTGCCGACCGCATCGGCACGGCTGCGGAAGCCCTCAACCTACAGGTGACGACAGACGGATCCGGCGTAGGCGAGGGGCTCAAGGTCCGCGTTCACATTCGACCGTATCCAATGGCGGGCGAGCTCTAAGAAAGGGGTAGGTCATGGTTGCGATTACGAGCTATCTTTTCGAGGATGTCGCGGTCGTCAAGAACACACAGTCTCCGGGCACGGACATCGGCGGGGTTCCCGGTTCGGGCGATGCCAACGTGCCGGACAACCACCACATCATCCTCGAGAAAGGCACAGTCGGGCAGGTCGGCTATGTCCGTTTCGAGCATATCGGCCCGTTGGTGGGCGAGGATTGGGCTCTGTTGGTTGGAGTCGTGGGGACCCTCTGGGACCTCGACCTCAAGGCACCAGCGTAAGATGCCGAATCACATTCGGGTGTCCAGCTTGCGTGAGCCCCCGGAGGGGATCCTTCGGGAGCTCCGTGAGCTGGATCCAGTGTACGACCTGCACTATCTGACCAAAGGCCGTTGGGTCGTGGGTCGCGTGGTGCTCAATGCTGAACGCACGCGGATCGCTCGGAACATCAAACAGAATATGGCCGTCAGCCCTGGCCTGGCGCGGCAGACGTCGCGCTATCGGTTGGTCGTGCTCTGCGAGCTCGGCCTCGGGGTGGTGGCCTTCTACCAGTTCCAGGGCGAACCGACCGGCGAGCTCGTGAACGACATTCGGCTGCGAGAGTTCAACCACCGGCAGGGCAGGGACGCACACTTCGAGAACACCCTCGACAGCTCCGATCTCCGACCAGGACTGGAGGACAGCTACTTCGAGGAGATGGCCTACCGCGAGCGGAACGTGGCACCGCAACTGTTCCGTAATGCGAAGTCGTTTGACCAGGGGAGAATCCAATGACCTACTTCGGACCCGCCGTTATCGGGCAAAAGCAGTTCGACAAGGAGAAGGCCGAAAGCGAGAGCGGCAAGGACGTATTCGGCCCGCTTATCACAGACGGCCACCCGGTCGGCGCGAACATACCGGGCCCGCTCGTGGGCGGCGTACCGGCCACCGCAGCGGCGAAAGTCGTGGACGAGAAGGGCGAATCGTTCAGCGTCAAGGCCGTGCGTGACGCCCTGGCAGACGAGCCGGTGCCTACGGTGATCGACCGCTACGTCAAGGCGGAGATGTTCCGGCCGGAAGGTCCCCGGAAGTCAGCTCTGACCGAATGTCTGCGTGCCGAGAAGCGCCGGGAGAAGCCCCGCGCCGAGGTCGTGGACATGCTCAAGGATGCGATCAAGGAGCTTGAGTAATGGCGTTCACGGCGCAGCAAGCGATGGACGGTGCGAGGGACCAGCACCCGTCCTTTGATCCGCGTAGGACCACGGACGCAACGCTGCTCCGTCAGCTCAACCGCTACGTCCGTCAGCTCTACTATCGGGCTGTCGAGCGGAATAGCACGCTGTTCTCGACCACCTTGAACATCCCGCTGCCGTTGACCGACTTCGATGTGGGCCAAGCCCTGCCGGATTTCGTCTACTACCAGGGCGGAACCCTGCACACGACGGGTAACTATGCCCGGTCGGAGCCGTTCAACATCGTGCCCTGGGCCAACCGCTACATGCCGAATATGCACAGCGCAGGGTTCATCGTAGAGAACACCCTATACCTCTGCGGTGATGCGGCGGATTGGACGGGCGCGGAGAGTATCGACTTCAACTACGCGCCGGAGCCGACCCTGCCGGCCGCAGCAGCGAACGATGTGCCACTACCGGACGGTGCAGAGTGGGCGTGCTCGTGCCACCTGGCGTGGTTCATGGCCCGCAGGCAGGGGCAGTACGAGGGTCAGCCGGTGCCGACACAGCAGTTCGGTGAGGACTGGAAGTCAGCCGAGGAGGAGTGGCTTATCGAGATAGCGCAGCACAGTCGCGCCGAGGCCACCTACGTCAGAGCGGAGTGGTAAAATGGCAGTTACAACGACGGTACAGCAGATCCTCGACGCAGCATACTCGCGCTCGACGCAGAACAACCCCGGCACCATCGCCACGGAGTCCGTGGAGCTGCTTGCCGTGGTGCAGCGTGCGCTCGATGGGTGCTATGCGTT